TTTGCATAGCTCTACATTTACCTCCTACTGATTCTTCAAAATCCTTTGTTTTGTCCATCCATTGTACCGTATTAACAATGGTGTCTAATGATAGACAGCCTACATATCCTCTGAGACGAGGATGTTGTCTAAAATGCCTTTTAAGGAACGTCAATTTATCCAAAGACTGGGATTTTGAGGTGATAGGTGTCTTATCACCATTAGTACAATCCATTCCTAAAGATCTAGCAACCTCTTCTATGGTTTGCAAGTTGAAGACATTAACCATTTCACCGGAAGCACCTATGACTTTGTCATCACCCATCACATAGTCAACTACTGAATAGAAGTCGTCTACTGTAGCGTTGGGTTTATGCCTGTATATAGTCAAGGCAGTCAGAGATTTATTCAATAAACAATTGATTAATAGTGTCAGCCATGTACCAGATGGTACACCGTGTGTAGTGGACCAAAGTTCATCAGCTACCAACACAAAAGATTTCATTGTGGTCACGCACAACCAATCTATAACATCACGGTTGGGTCCCGTATAGTGTTCTGAGAACACTTCAAAGATCAGTTCCATAAGTAGGGCCAACACAGATCCATCCCATTTTCCGAAATCAGCGTCTCCTGTACAAGACTGCTGTTTCAATTTGCGTACTAATTCATCCACATCCACGTATGGATTGAATCCGACGCACACACCTGTTCGGTGTCTATTGTCCGAAAAATGTTTCAAAAGTTTACCAAAAATTTTCTTTGCCCACCAGATATGTCCCAAGGGCATAACTCTAAATGTTCGTGGTGTGTCTTTTTTCGAGCTTTTCCTCAATTCGTCTTTGAACGTCTCCCTGGACAAGAAGTAATTATAGTCATATTGCTTATTTGAGGCCTGTTGTTTAACTTCCTGGAAAAGTTTACGCGCTTCTTCCTTTATCTCTTTCGAGCTAAAGTCAAAATATGCATCCTTACCTTTAACGCAATGATAACCATTACTCGAATCTTTATTCAACGGTTTGACGAATTCTCCTCCAAATGCTGTTTCATAATCGGATAAGTCATCAAACTTACACATCATACTCACTAGGCATTTCTTAATGAAGGCTCTTTCATCAGATGTTATAACACCTTGGTGCTTGAACGCCTTGAGGGATATGCGCTGCAAACGCTGTTTTGCTTTTTCACCTTCTCCAGCGAATTCTGGAGGAGCTTTGTGGTCTATTTCTGTGCAGGGCACAGAATGTCCAAATTGGTCATCAACGAGACTTTTTTCTAGTGACGCTATTTCGTCATTGTTATCTCTATGGAATATTGTTTTAATGAATTGAGATTTATCACTAATATGCGAATATTCCATCGGTTGTGAATATCGTAACCGAACTCCTGAGACACCAGGAACTACTCTTTCA